CACGACCCTAAGGCACAAAAATACTTAAAAGAATCTCTGATTAATATAATCAGTAGACTCCAATAAAAGGAGAACATTAATATGTTGGATGCACTAAAAACACTTTTTGAAAACGATGTAGTTTCCGAAGAAGTGCGTTCTGAAATTGAAGAAGCTTGGAGTGCAAAAATTCAAGAGAATAAGCAGGCAGTAACTGCTGAACTCCGTGAAGAATTTGCACAAAAGTACGAGCATGATAAATCGACAATGGTGGAAGCTATTGATCAGATGCTTGCCGAGCGCCTTGAAGCTGAGCTTCAAGAGTTTGCCGACGATCGCAAACAGTTAGCAGAAGCCAAAGCAAAATATGCAGTAGCAATGCGTGAAAACGCAAAGCTAATGAAAAACTTTGTTATGGAATCGCTAAAATCAGAAGTTTCAGAGTTACACGAAGATCAGAAAGCTATGGCAGATAAGTTTGCCAAACTTGAAGAATTTGTTGTAGAAGCACTAGCAAGCGAAATTGCAGAATTCCATGAAGACAAAAAAGACTTAGCAGAAACCAAGGTAAAACTTGTACGTGAAGCTAAAGAAAAATTTGCTGACGTTAAGAAAGAATTCGTTAGCAAAAGTGCAGCAATGGTATACGAAACAGTTGAACAAACTCTTACTAAAGAGATGGGACAACTTAAAGAAGATATCGAGGTTGCACGTAAGAACGACTTTGGACGTAAACTATTTGAAGCATTTGCTTCAGAGTATGCGGGTTCTTACTTAAATGAAAAATCAGAAACAGCTAAACTAATGAAAGTTCTTGATACTAAGAACAAGCAAATAGCAGAAGCAAAAACTTTTGCAGCAAAAGCTAAACAACTTGCAGAAGCTCAGGCAACTGAGAAGAAGCGTTTAGTTGAAGCAGCAAAAAGAAAAGAAGTAATGCACGATTTGGTTGCGCCACTAGGCAAAAATCAACGTGAAATTATGACAGACTTACTGGAAAGTGTTCAAACAAACAGACTACAATCTGCGTTTGATAAGTACTTACCTGCAGTTATAGACGGCAATACTCCAGCTAAGAAGAAGGCAGTTTTATCAGAAGGCAAAGAAGTCACAGGCAACAGAGAAGAAACTAACGTTAGTTCAAAGGCAGACGCAGACGATTCGAACATCGTTTCAATTAAGCGTCTAGCTGGATTATAATAGATATAGGAGATTAAAATGTCAGAACTATTAGAAAGTCGCTGGCAGGATACGAAAACTGCCCTTCTTGAAGGCCTAAGCGGCACCAAGAAATCTGTAATGGAAGCAACTTTAGAAAATACAAAAACGTATTTGGCTGAAACTGCTACCGCAGGAGCTACATCAGCAGGAAACGTAGCAACACTTAACCGTGTTATCCTACCAGTCATCAGACGTGTTATGCCAACCGTTATTGCAAACGAGTTGGTCGGCGTACAGCCAATGACAGGTCCAGTGGGTCAAATCCACACACTACGTGTTCGTTATTCGGACACAGCAGGCTCAGGCGCTTCAGGTGCCGTAGCAGGTGAAGAAGCACTTTCACCATTCAAGATTGCAGAAGCATACAGTGGTAACACTTCAACTGCTAAAGCAGATGCAACTGCTGCACTAGAAGGCTCAGCTGGTAACAGACTAAGCATTCAGATCTTGAAGCAAACAGTCGAAGCTAAAACTCGTAAGCTCAGCGCACGTTGGACTTTCGAAGCTGCACAAGACGCACAGTCGCAGCATGGCATCGACGTTGAAGCAGAAATCATGGCTGCACTAGCACAAGAGATTACTGCTGAAATCGACCAAGAAGTACTAGCTTCGCTTGGTTCACTAGCAGGTAATGCTGAAGATACATATGCTCAAAACGCAGTATCTGGTACTGCAACATTCGTTGGTGACGAACATGCTGCTCTAGCTGTTCTAATCAACCGTGCTGCAAACAGAATTGCACAGCGTACACGTCGTGGCGCAGGTAACTGGGCTGTTGTTTCACCAACAGTATTGACTATTCTTCAGTCAGCAACAACTTCAGCGTTCGCAAGAACAACTGAAGGTGCGTTTGAAGCACCAACTAACACTAAACTAGTTGGTACATTGAACAATGCTATGAAAGTATATGTTAACACTTACGCAGCAGACGATGATGTTCTAATCGGCTACAAAGGTTCAAGCGAATCAGATGCAGCGGCATTCTACTGCCCATACATCCCACTAATGAGCTCAGGTGTCGTACTAGATCCAGGCAACATTCGAACCAACAGTATCATTCATGACACGTTATGGATATGTTGAGCTATCGAATACTGCTTCGTCACTTGGTAATGCAGCTGACTACCTACAAAAGGTAGCAGTTACATCTAACGTACTAAGCTTCAGC